CGCACGAATTGGCGCAGTGCCAAACTTATCAGCACCCTCAACACTGTTCATGATTTGGTACGCGTTGTTGTTCAACAGAGTACGAACCACAGTATCAACATCAGAACGAGTGATTTCAGTTGGAACATCCACAAAACTGTTACTTTTATGACCTATTTCTAGGCGGGTAAACCACTTCGGATTCACCTCAAGGCCTTTCGTTGCCTTGGTCTGACTATCGCTTACCATTTCTGGCTCTTCTCACTTAGTCGATCACGGTGGCTTGCGCCTTCCGCCCTGTCGGCATAGTTTCCCTTAGCCTTCCAAGTCAATCAGAGAAGATTTTAAAACGGCAATGTTATCTACCGTTTACGCCACCAACACAGTTAATGAAAGATGCTGTTGAAGCCAACATATCTCGGGTTAACTGATCCTCGGTTTGTCTTAACGACACGCCAAGACGACGCGCACATTCGTTGAGGACCATTCTGTTACTTTTGTGACCTATTGCTAGGCGGAGAAATCTCTTCGGATTTCTCTCAACGTCTTTCGATCGTTGTTCAGACTATCGCACCCTCTATAACTAGAGGTCTTTTCATTTAGTCGTTCAGCGTGGACTTTATCATTAATAACTGATATATTATTAATGAAAGGATAATTATGGGAAAAATTGTTAACTTTAGAACTAATCATTCCATTGCTGAAATCGCTTATCTTGCTGGACTTATAGATGGTGAGGGATGCATCTATATTGGCCACACAAAACAAAAGAAATATGGCACTGGATATTGCTGGCATTCTATGTTGAAAATTACGAGCTGCGATGAAGAATTGATCATTTGGTTGGAAAATACTTTTGGCGGCTCGAAAGATTCTCGCTATAGATGGACAAGTAAAAAAGCTTTTACGCGTCCTGTTTATAATTGGCAAGCAACGGGCCCTATGTTGGACTATTTGATGCCTCTTGTTAAGCCTTATTTGATTATTAAGAAGAAACAATGCGAATTGATGATCCGCTACAGAATCACTTGCAAGAACATCGGAAGTAAAAGATTGCCACCAGAAATTAATCAGCAGCGTCTTGAACTCTTGAGTGAATTGAGAAATCTTAATTCGCGATTCCATAATCATGCCTTAAAAAATCCTTCGCCCTTGTCACCCTAACGCAATTGCGTCGTAGGCTTCCAAGTCGATTAGAAAAGATTTATAGACCCCATTCTTTTTAGGGTCTTGATTTTGGAGAGTTACCTGTTCATTCCTACTGTTACTTTATTGACCTATTTCTAGGCGGGAAAGCTCTTCGGCATTTCCTCAAGGACTTTCGTTCCTTGTTCAGACTGTCGCATGCTCTTTCGAGCTCTTCTCGCTCAGTCGTTTACGGTGCTTTCGCTTCCGCAGTGTTACCATAGCATTTGCCTTAGGCGTCCACCTCAATCAGAGAAGATTTATCCAGCTCAATGATTAATTAATTTCAAGCTGCACGTAAGTTCCGTAAAACGACACCTTTGCGTCGATATCAACTGCAGTCAAGTTTTGAGCAGGAGGCGTTACGCCTGAATTGCCCAATGGAACCATTGCAGTATTAAGAGGATTATATCTGCGCATACGAAGAGTAGTACCGCCATTGCGGGGCATATTCTTCTTCATCGCAGGTATTTTATGGATCATGTTCGGTACCGGCACAGACAGCAATTTATAGCTAAAGCTTTGCTGGACTGGTGCAGGCAACGTCGAAGTAGTTGTTATTGACATAACATACCCTTAAGTAAATGCCTTTTTATCATTACTTAAGTGGACGAGGCTTAGAGAACTTATTTAACGTCCGCTGAGGTGGCGAGGCTCACTAACGCCGACAGGGAATTGAGGAAGCGACCCCTCAGTAACGCTGATGCCAGTATATACCGAGAGAAGAATGAGAATCAAGAGTTCTCGGCCATGGTTGAGTAATGAAATTGGGAGTTTGGTTGTAACATTCCAAAAAAGGATCTTAACCATGGCCGATCTCTAGGAGTCTATTAATAAGATGGCATACATCGAGAACATATTACATCATCTGCTAAATACATCCAATGAGTCATGCGCGTAAAGGGCTTTTCATGATAAGGAAAATCATCGCCCGTATATGTTATTATCATACAGGAACATTTATTAGATGATAATAATATATAACTGCATTGCGGTGGTTGCTTATCACTCAGTTTAAACCATGTCTTTTCAATGGCTTTGTGCTTCATGCGCCCTTAATTGCTTCAAGCATTTCTTTATAATATCGTGACTTTGCTTCGCTATTAAATTCTTGAGAAAAAGCATTAATGTTTGCCAATGGACTCTCTGATTGACGAGGAGCTACTGCTGCCGCAGGCCGAGGCTTAGCTAGGTTCTGTTTTACTCGTGCTTTATCAGTTATATAATCACTTTCCTGAGCAATACCCAGCTTTTTAATCATGGTATAAGCAGTAACTGCTTTGGCATAGGTATCGGTAGAAGTACGGATAGTATTAGCAATTTCAGGATGCAGAGTATTGAGCAATGCTACATTTTCATCATTAACAACTGCATAAAAATCAGGATATTGAGCTTTTATTTGTGCTTCTGCCACCACTTCAGCTGTTTTCTGTTGATTAGACACTAACTGTTTTTTAAGTTCTTTTATTTCTCGCGCATATGCCTTTAAATGTTTACCAGTCACATATTCTTCTTCTGGTAGTCCTGGCTCTTCTGGTTCCGGTGCTTGGCGCGATGCTTCATATGCCTGCAAACGCTTTAATGCTTCATTACGCTCATATTCCAATTGTGCTCGTTCCCGCTCAACTCTGATCTTTTCCGCTTTAAGAGCCTTAAAATGCTCTCGTGCCGCTTGAGAATTAAAGGCATTTTCTGGTTGTGGTTCTGGTTGTTGAGCCACTTGTTCGGTTGGTTCTGTTGTTGGTTGGTCCGCAGCGGCTTGCTCTGGTTGCGATGATGGCTGTTCAGAAACTTCAGCCTGATTTTCAACAGGAACCCAGCCATTTATTTGTGCAGGGGTAAGTTTGGTATCCATATAATCAGACATTCTTCATCCTTTTCTATAAAACAGGCGATAATTCAAATTCACCGTTTAATTGTTTAGCTTTTTTTAACAAAGTACCGTCATTAAATTCAAGAACGTACTTGAGAAGCTGCCTATCTTCACCTTCTATCTTCAAAGCATTAATCGTAAAGAACTCGCAAACATCCTTAGCCGGCACTACCCATAAAAACGTAAGTTTTTCAGAACTTCTTTCATAATGAAAAACCGATTGATCCCACTCAGGAGTAGGACAGCTAATGCGGCAGGTAAAATAATTTCGTAAAACATTCGGCATCAATCGTTCTTTTTTTGTTAAAACTACTATGTAAAAATCATGAAGAAAATCTTTCTTGCCACGATTTATACATTCCATAATGTTCTTATCCCACTCATTAAGCTGCTCGCGCATTTGATCGGTGGCACTATGAGTATCATCAACTTGTTTAACAATAAGATCACTTGAGATTTTCCCTACAGTTTCTTTGGTCATTCTACTCCCATTGCCTTATTATTAACTAGAATTCATCTTACATTCTTCATTATGCTTATAGTATACAAGGAGGAGATTATGAAGAATATATGCTTTGCTTTATTAGTATTAATGAGCTTTTATCTGAAAGGAAGTGAAGCTCACCATCATCCTCATCACAAACATGTTTCTACTATTCATATTGATATAGAAGCAGGAAGAGCGAATAAGAATGCCCTAGATACCTCAACAGAAAGTTCTTCTTCAGACTTTTTTAAAAGCACCAAAGTTAGATTGGCACTCATTAGCGGAGCTACTTCTGTTATAGGTGCTGCCATAGGTGCAGGCGTAACGCTTGCTATTCAATACAGTAAATGTAAAAACTAAAGCGATGATGGATCATTAGGATATAAATGGCGTTTTAATAAATAAGCTCCCGCCAGCCCCACCAATGTTCCTAAAATTATCGCACCGACTATCATATAGGTATTATCCTTACATTCACACTGCGGTTCTATAATCTTCCATCCTTGAAGATCAGACGAAAAGAATACTTTACCATTTACCTTATCATTATTAGAAAAATGTATCTTAAAAACATGGTTTGAGTCTTGCTGAGATACTATTGCTGAACTCATACATAACAATGATAATACAAGATATTTCATTTCTTCTTTTTCTTTTTCTTAGACTGACCGCTTTCAGACAAGCCAATCGCGATCGCCTGGGCACGAGATCGGACAATAGGGCCTTTCTTAGAGCCTGAATGTAATTCTCCAGCCTTCCATTTATCCATCTCTTCTTTCATGCGTCTTCTTTTAGCCTTTTTAGGCGCAGAACGTTTCAACTTTGTCATTACTTTCCTTTGCACTTATTTTTATGCTTCTTACCGCATTTAAAACAAAAAACCATTACTTCTTTCCTTTTTTTGATTTCATTTTTGCTGATGATGATTTTTTCTTTTTATTTAAGTCTTTAATAAGCTCACGATCTTCTTCTGCTTCTTTTTTAAATGTCTTTATATCGCGATGAAGATGTTTAACTACTTCTTTTTTTTTAGATACTGGTAGTTTTTTCATTTCTTGCCTTTATGCTTTCGGAGTTTTGATAAAGTAATAGCTAAACGAGCGCGCTTGCCTTCTTTCCCGCCCTTTTTAGCAGCGGCCTTTAGTTTGCCCTTAGGGATCTTTTTGCCTTTTTTAACATGCAGTTCTTTTCGTAATGCACCAGGCTTAGATATTGCTGAAGCAATCCAGAATTCTTTTTTCTTTGCCATTATTACGCCTTTTTATACGGGACTGTAGTAGAGTCACCATTGGCTATTAGAAAGGAAAGTAAGAAATAACTACAGTCCCTATTTTTATTTCTTTTTACAGGCGCCGTCTTTGTGCATGCGCCCACATTTATTACAATGTTTCATGATTTATATTTCTTCGTATTTTGATCGTAGTTTTGGAATTTTTCCACAAAACGATCAGGGTTAAACTCATGATAAATAGCAGTCTCTGAGAGATTAGCCATTGCTTTATGATCTTCTTGGATCATACGGCCGTCAGCCAATTCCTGTTTTCTGCGTGGATCAACGTTATTGTAGAACTCTATCATGATATCGTTATATCTATCTTTCATACTCTTTCCTTAAAAAGAGGGCCGGAAAAATGAAAAAAACCGGCCCGTGTTGAATAGAAAATTAACGCGCTCTGAATGTTTCTTCAAACACCAATCGCTCATCTATTTTCTTTTGTTCTTCTGTCTTTTTTTGCTTTTGCATATTCGCGGGAGTCCCGAGAATCTTAAAAGCAATCTGCGTAGCTCTTTTAGAGTATCTAAGCATAGTAGGCATTTTTATACCTTATGTGGTCTCATGTACTCAGAACGCTTTGAATCGTCTTTTTCCATTTGACGGTTAATGCCGCTGATACTATCATCGAGACCTTCAGGTAGATATGATCCGCCAGCAGGCCATGGTTTAATCATTACATGTTGTGGCATATTAGCGATAGCATTATGATCTTCATTGATCATCCCACCATCGCGCATTTCATCGTGACGACGACCGTCATGCCCTTCATAATGACCACGCAATGGTCCGCGTTCATAACGTTCCATGCCTGCATGCTCATGACGACGAGCTTCTTTTTTAGATTCATGATGTCTTGCCATAATTGGCCTTTCGTAGTTACTACAGACCTTTTACTGTGATCATCGCTCAGTGGTTTTGACTTTTTTCAACCCGTGACATTGTGTCACACACTGAGCAACTTTCTCCATAAAAGCTGCAAGGTTATATTCCTCTAATCTACGCAGCAGAACCATTCTGCTGAGAAGGAATAGATTGTCCGACCATATCTAATGCGCCAAGGCCTTCTTCTTTAGCCTTAACCTCATGAGACAGTCGTATTAATTTTTCAAGATGAGCTACATCAAGACTATCAATTTCCTTAAGTGCCTTAATAAGATTCAATAAGCCAATCTCATCATCCTTCTTGGCCTCATGTAATTTTTGAATCGCCAACGCTCTATTCTCAGGAATGCGTGACAATCGTTCTTGTTCAAGACCAATATCAGCGCGTGCCCGTGCTTGAGCCAATTGCGCTCTGGCTTGTAACTCTTGCATGGAGAGCTGTGCTTGCGACTGCTGCATTTGCTGCCGCATTTGTGCATTTTTAGCAATTGCTTCAACAAGTTTATTTTTATTCTGAATCGTGGCAGCATCAACCAATAAATCATCAGGGATTGGAATGCCTACTTCACGCAATTGTAGTAATTGTGCAAAGTTCATCTGCTTTTGGGTTGCGGTATTTAATCCATCTTCTACTACCGCATCATAACGACCAAATGATTTATTATAGAATTGAGCAGTTGGTTCTTCCCCTTCAAGAATCTTCTTTACTTTACCGGGAGTAAAATTGGCCTGAACCAATTCAATAAGAATGCGGCCTAATAGCTTTTGCGCATGATCAAGCTGATCAAAGAGATTCTGTAAGGTAACTAATCCAGCGCCTTGCCGCAGCATGGATAATATCCCAGCCTTATCATCAACCGCACTACCCAGAAGCTCCTCATTTACACCCGATATAGAAATAATTTCTTTAGCAAACGCATCAGAAAGCTGGAACATTGAAGGCGGAACCTGAGGCGCTTGGATTTGCTCAACATCGGTCATGAGCGCTTCTTCTTTAAGTGCTAAACCGCGTCCTTGGCCTGTTAAGAAGATATCTGATGGATTTACGAGTGCATTTTCTTTATATTTCCAACCCGAGTTGATTTGAGACTCAAAGATATCAGCCATAATAATAAGGCGACGGTTATAGAGATACTGCGCATCGCGAAGACCGCGAACCACGCCCTGACATCTTTGCGGGAAGTATGGCATCTGTGGCGCATAATAGGTGAATACTGGCACAAAAGGATATAAATCAATGCCCATAGGATTAGGGCCATCATAAAACACTTTCCCTTGAATAACGATTGCCATTTTAACAGTTGGCACTTCGCTTTCAATCATCTCTATTTGAGGATATTTCTTAAGATAGGCCTTGAGCATCTTTTCATCTTGATTGCGCCATTCTTGTGTTTCACCGGTTTCACTATCTACCAATAATTTTTGATTTCTAAAGTCCCTATAATAAAACTCATCATAAGTGAGTAAGTTTTTATAGGAATAACCATATGACTCAGGCATAAACTGAAACTTACCATCCCGTCCTGTTCCTGAATCATTGCCCCAGAGTCCTGAAATTTCTTCGGCATATTGTGGCATTAATGAAATGCATGCGCGCTTAGTAAGAAAAGAGCGCTTCCATATAGCATTACAATCTGACATGTCCGGTTTTCTAAAATAAGGATCAACCAGGAACGAGTTGTAAGAACAGTTATCCACTCTAATATTTCCTGAAACAGGATCCTGACGATAATCCATCCAAACATGCAGAAAGTTCATACCAGTAACGAGTGATCCTTCAAATGACTCAGAAATCGTCTCCAGTATCCCTTCTTGCTGCTGTAGCCACATCATAATCTTAGTAAATTGATCAGCGGTAAGATCATCGGCATTTTCTACGCCAGTTACAATGATTGATTTGCGATTGCGCCGTTGATGACCACTAATCATATTTATAACGCGTCTAATATGATTAAAATTGAATTGACGACGACGATTTGCAGGAAGATTACCATAGAGATCATTCCATAGAGTCTGATCTCCTGCGTGAAATCTAGTATCAGTATCTGCTTCAGACCAAAACGCCTGATTAATAGTCACGCTTTCGGCATAAAAAGCTTCCATGCGCGACAATAAATCACGATGCGCTTCGTTGTAATAAGGGACACCGAGTGAAGGGAATATCATCGTCTACTTCCTTTTTTAGCGAAGCAGCTAAAGCTATAGAAAAAAGGACTGTGAGAATTTTAAAACAATATTGGCTATCTTTAACTGCTTCAGGGTCTAGTCTAGAAATGATAATAACAGATATCAAGTATTTGAAGATACTAATGTATCTTTGGTCCACAACCACGACATTTACAGAGTGGTGCTTTGATCTCTAAGGGAGCTTTTTCATATATTTCTTTACACCAATTAAGTAGTTCTTTAGCCTCAGGATATTCGCGATCAATCAGATCACGTGCGGGTTCTAATAGATAATAAGTACTCATAAGCAAGAGTCGTGCCTTTACTTTTATAGCATTCTTTTCCTGTTCAGAAAGGGCGCTATTGTTTTCTACTGCCGATCCTTCTCGATTAATAGTATATACTTCGGATATACACCAATTGATCACATGATGAACAAAGTCTTCAAGTTCTGGACGCGATATTTGTTTCATTCGTTAAAATCCTGTTTTAAAATCATCGCTAAAGATACCGCTATGTGGCCCTCTTTGTCCATACACAGCCTCCATATAACGCTTTTCCAGTTCTTCGGGAGTAGTTCCTTCTCTTATTTTTGGAAGGCTTACACAGAGATATCGTAAGGCATCGCAGGCATGGCTTGCCCAGTTGTGTAGAGGATTTGGATTATAAACTTTACGTTGCACATCATATTCTTGGCGGTAGTTTTCTATCGCTTTAATAAGATCGCGGCATGCAAATTCATCGATCCAGATCTT